CGAGGTTATATTGATAACACACGGGGCGAGTTAGAGGATAGAGGATTAGATGGTGTGTGGAGCCCTATGTCATTTACTCAAAAATCAAAGAATACTATGGCACAAGTTTTTGAGCAATATGTCCATTCAGATACATTAAAGTTATTAGCAGACGAAAGGCAACGGCAACAGATACTGTCCGTAAACAATGAATTGAAGGCTCCTGAAGGTCCAATGGGTCACGGAGATGCGTTCTTTTCAATTGCTATGGCATTACAAGCTGCTTACGAATCTAGTCTATATAGTGTACAATCATTAGGCAACGTAATGGATTGGTTTAGTGATATGGATCCAGATTCTGCGGGGCAAAAGTCGTCTAATCCGAGCACAGATTTACAGAAGAAGTGGGGAAAGGTCTTAACGAATGGGTCAGCAATGAAAGACACTGACCAGTCGTCGTGGGACGGGAAACCTTGGGCAGAACAAACGCCCGAAGATACTATAGCTCGTATCGACCAAATAAGAGCTGAAGCACCAAATAAAACATGTGCTGAAAGCTTGTGTAATCCATCGTATTGGGTAAAAGAACGGAATCTCTGTCTATACTGCGGACATAGAGGATAAATTTAGGAGGAATTATGACAGTATCTAGTCGTTTATCATTTAACTTACCACCATCGGAAATTTTTACACATAAAGAATTGTCCGACCAATCAAAAATTATTTTAAATCATAGATATTATTTAAAAGACGAAAATTCACAACCTATTGAAGATGCTAATGGATTGTTTGACAGAGTTGCTTGGGCTTTAGCCAAAGTAGATAAACAGTATGGGGCATTACCAGTAGAGGTTGAACTTACCCATAAAGATTTTTATTTTATGATGAGGAATTTATATTTTCTTCCTAATAGTCCTACGTTAATGAATGCTGGTACAGAGCAGGGCACAATGTCTGCTTGTTTTGTACTGCCGTTAAATGATTCTATGCAAGATATCATGAAGACTGCAACCGATATGGCTATGGTACAGAAGTTTGGGGGCGGGACTGGGTTTGCCCTATCTCAATTACGTCCTAAAGGTTCCCACATTAAAACTACACACGGAGCTGCTTGTGGACCAATTCAAGTTTTAAAGACCCTATCTAGCGTATCAAGCATGATTACCCAAGGCGGTAAGCGTGATGGTGCTAATATGGCTGTTATGGATATCCGACATCCAGATATTTTAGAATTTATTCGCTGTAAGTCAGTAGAAGGCGATATTCATAACTTTAATATTTCAGTTGGAGTTGACTCTAATTGGATGAAAGCCGTAGAAAACGATATGGATTATGATTTAATTGACCCAAATACGAATCAAGTTACTGGGCAGTTAAATGCTAGAGAAGTATTTGACGAAATAGTCTTAGGGGCATGGAAAAATGGGGAGCCGGGCATGATATTCCTTGATAGAGTTAACGAGGACAATCATGTAACCGACCAATACGGTAAAATGATTGCAACCAATCCTTGTGGAGAACAACCCTTACTTCCTAACGAATCATGTAATCTTGGGTCTATTAATCTAGCTAGATTTTATCAGCATAATCTTAGAACTAAAAATTGGAGATTAAAAATTAATTGGGAAAAATTAGAAAAAATAACACGAACTGCTGTACATTTCTTAGATAATGTTATTGATGGAAATGAGTATGCTACTAGTGATATTGAAACTATGACTAAATCTACTCGCAAAATCGGGTTAGGCGTTATGGGATTTAGTGATTTATTAATTCAATTAAAAATTCCTTACGATAGTGAAGAAGCTAGAGAAGTTGGTAGCGGTCTTATGAAAAAAATTACGCAATGGGCTAATGAGCAATCTATTGAATTAGCCGAACAACGGGGAGAATTTCCTGCGTGGACTCCGACAACGTTTGTAGATGAAAATGAAGAACCTATTCACTATAGAAACCACTGCAAAATGACCGTAGCGCCTACAGGTACTATTAGCATGATTGCTGATTGCGCTAGTGGTATAGAACCTACGTTTGCATTAGCGTGGAAAAAACAGAACATATTAGAAGGCAAGACCTTACACTATGTAAATAAATACTTAGAACGAGAACCATTTTATTCTGAAGCTTTATTAGAACATTTAGCTTCTGGTGGAACATTAAGCGATGCAGACGAGTCGTTTAACATTCCCGATTGGGCAAAAGAAGTATATATAACAGCACCCGAAATAGCACCGGATGACCACGTATTAATGCAAGCCGCATTTCAAGACCATGTTGATGCAGGCATCTCAAAGACTATAAACTTTGATAACAACGCTACCCCTGCCGATGTCGAACAAGCATATTTCTTG